CTCTTGTTTTACGTCGCGGCGGGGGGTTTCTGCTCTTTCTTGGCAGGCGCCTTACCCTTAGCCTTACTGCTGGATTTCAATGGCAGCTTGGCTTTTGGGCCTGTTTTCGCCGGTGGTGGTTTCACCGGCAGCTCGGGCGTTACTTGACGCGAGGGTCGTTCGGCCTTAGGCTTGCGAGCTCTGTAATGAGGTCGTCCATCAACCTCTGCTTCAATTGTGGCAGCTGGTTCATCACTTCCGTCTGGCTCATCTGGGGTAGATATGATGTCACCGTCAACGGAGACGTCACCAGGTTGGGGATGTGGGGGCAGAGGTTCAGCAAAGCACGGGGGACGGAAAATTGAGTCGCCGTCAGCTGCTGCGAGCCATCCTCTGAAACTAGCAGTATCAAAGTCCGGCAACTCAGCAGTAACGAGATCTTCCATCCACTCTGCTCCACTGTTGGGGTACTGTTTGCTGGTGTCGTGTTCCACTCCCCAAAGTCCCAGTTCATTCTTGAACTGTTCACGTTTGAGAGGGAAAATTTCCAGCACTCTGCGAACCAACTCACCTACAATCGGTGTGTTCGAGTCGGTCAGGTAAAAAGCGTAACTCTTCTCGCTGAGCTTTGCCTTTGGGGTCGTCTTGGTAGGCAAGTTCACTGTCAAGTGAAACTTAGCCAACTGTCTCTTGATGTCACAACACGAATTTGTGTCGCCTGTCCAAACGTCGGGCCCGTAACGTCTGGCCAGAAAAGAGACTCCAAGCTCTCCACGCTTCATCACCTGTAGGTCAAGGATTTGACCAACTCGAGCCGCTGCTCTCTTTGCCACGGTTGGGTCCATATCCGCCGAGAATCCGTCATCACCACCGTAGATACCCAAAGCCGCCCAGGCTTGTTTTGGGGTATGACCCATCATACGGTAGGTGAGGTAGGCAATGAAGCCTGTGTCCAGTGTGTTCGAGCACGAGGTGTCAGCACCTCCTGAGAGGCGTTGGTACTCCGTATCGTAAGACAGGCCGAAAGTGGTCTTGGCTCTAACGTGATGGTGTCGGTTGAAGGTGTCAAGGAGTTCTTCGTGATAGTCCTCCGAGAATGCCCTCGTCAGGGCCATCTCCTCCAGCAAAGCCAGCACATTGCTGCGCCGACCATCCATACGTTTGAAGTCAGTGTTCGAACCGTTCTTCCTAGCTCCTTCACACAGCATGGCCACGGTTTCGGCTACCTCAAGAGGCGATTTGCCGAAAGCGTACCAGTGCTGGTGCTTCATCACGTGCTCCGTGAACGCGTAGATAAACCTCGAAAAGGTCATCTTGTCTACGCCGTTGATGGTAGAAATACCACGTGGGTCGTTGACGCGTCCATAAGCTTCGCGCTTCATGAACTGTTTGGTAACTCGTTCTGGTTGACCATGTTCTGCCGCCTCCAAGATTGCTCTTTGACTGGGACGGTTTTGGCGGTCGTAGACTTCTGAAGGCTCGACTGGCATCAAGGCTCCAACTTGCGTGTCGGGGATCAAAAACTTCACGAATTCCTCCATGGTTTTCAACGTGAAAGAGTCGATGGGCAACTCTTTTGACGCGACCTCCTTCACACGTTTGTCTACGAAACGGCGCTCGTTGCCTTCACATACGTCTGGGACGAACCCTCCGTCTAGTATCGGCTTCATGAACGCTGTCATACCGGGTTTAGCATCCGGATCAGCTTCCTCTCCTTTAGGAATCCACTGGAACCTGCGTACTGGGTCAGTTAACGACACACGTGCCGTCGTGACCAGTCTGCTGGCATGAAACTCCAGTAGAACCTCGGCTGCTTTGAGGCCTTCCCCCTCGTTGCCGCCGCTGTCTTTCAACTTCGACTTGACCGTTGTCAGCGTCAACTTGCCGCTGATTGTCGTCCCCGCGCTAGCTATTATCGAATCGACCGACGCTGGCACAACGTTGCTCGCGTACTCACCGGGTTTTCCGGTGACCACCTCGAGGCCGGTGTGCTTGTTAGCGTAGAATCGAACGAAGTCGCCCACTACAGGGTTGAAGTGGCTTACGCCACGGGCCTTGACTCGGTCTTCAAGCCAACTGATGCGCACAGGGTTAGTCACACGGATCAATGGCACCAGCAAAATCAGCTGGTGATCGTCATCAATCTGGCGTCTCTCTATGGCGTAACAAGCCATCACGGTTTTAAAACCGTGGCAGTACTTGTACGCTCGCACAGAGTCCCCGTCCCAGTCCCAGACAGGATGGCTGTAGAAACCCCCGCCCGCAACATGATAGCGCACCTCGCCTTGCTTCGTAAAGCAGTAGCCATGGTCACCAAAATCTCTGGCGGCACGGCTAGGCGTGAAGGTGTACAACAAGTACGGTTGGAACCGGTCACACATCATCTCTTCCATGTCGATGTAGTAGTCCACGTCGACCATTGAGATGATATCCCGGTCTTCCGGTTGGAAAGGCCTGTACGGCGCCATCAAGTCCTTGGCCCAGTGGTACTCTCGCGAGTAGCACCTGCCGGCTCGATAGTCTGCTCCGCTGCCTTGGAAGTAGTATGCCTGACGGCCTACTCCTAGTGCAACGCGCTGAATCAGTAAGGATGCGGTTGAACGATCGGCCGCTGCCTGCGCGTGTGTATGGTTCTCCATTGCACGCTGCGGCTTGACCTCCGCTCGCTGAAACTCACTCTTCAAAGCAAGGGCGAAACCCCTGCTTTTCTCACTCTCTTCGCTCAACAACTGTTGAATGATTTCGTCCCGTGTCTCACGAAAACGAAGCACCCACCAGTAGGAGCAGGCCGTCCACACACCGCCCAAGGCGACTGCTTCTAGCCCCATGAAAATCATCTTTGCAGAATTGAC